GGGAGCACTCGGCCCGGTATCACCAGCACGCCCTTTATGCGATGCGCTCGCGTGAGCTGCGCGAACGGGCGGGGCTGGTCTGGTAATCAGGCTGAAACGGAGGTCGCCGCCATGGCGACTTTGCAGGAAATGCTCGACGAGCAGGCTTCGATCAAGTCGGAGCTGCAGCGGATGGAAGACGACGAGACCACCACCGAAGAAGGCGACGGGGACCTGCGGGACACCATGGTCGCCCGGTGGGAAGAACTCGACGGCAAGACGCAGCCGATCATCGCGCGGATGGAGAAGATCCGCGGCATCACCCGCGCCGCCGGCGACGACGGGAACCTCGAACGCCCGGCCGGCCGCGACACCCCGGATCTGCTGGTCCGGACGAGCCGCGACCCGTACGACAACAACGAGGCCGTACGGACCCGGATCGTCACCCGCGGCGAACTCCGCGAACGCGCCCTCGACGCCGTCGAGCTCGAGGTGAAGCGGGGGAACATGTCCCACGACTTCGCCGAGGAAGCGACGCGGAAGGCGCAGGACAACCAGGGCATCGCCAGGCACATGCTGCTGACCGGGTCGCAGGAGTACCAGGACGCCTTCAGGGCGTATGTGGAGGACCCGGAGGGCATGGCCCAGCGGACCGCGCTGTCCCTCACCCTGGCGAACGGCGGGTATCTGCTGCCGTTCGTGCTGGACCCGACGATCATCCTGAGCAACAGCGGGTCGGCGAACCCGTGGCGCCGCATCTCCAACGTGAAGCAGACCACGTCGAACACGTGGAACGGTGTCACGTCGGCTGGTGTGACGGCCGCGTGGCTCACTGAAGGTTCCACGGCTGCGGACGCGTCACCGGGGGTCGCGAACGTGGTCGTGACACCGCAGAAGGCCGCCGCGTGGGTGTTCGGCTCCTACGAAGTGCTCGAGGACACCGACTTCGGGCAGCAGCTCCCCCGGCTCCTCGCCGACGCGAAGGACCGCCTCGAAGAGGCCGCGTTCGCGACCGGCGCCGGATCCGGTGGCGTCCCCCAGGGTGTCATCACCGGCGCCACGACCGTCGTCACCACCGCGACCACGCTGGTGATCGCGCTCGGCGACGTGTACGCGACGCAGCAGGCGCTGCCACCCAGGTTCCGGAACGCGCCGGGATGCGCGTGGGTCGCGAACGTCGCGATCATCAACAAGTTCCGCCAGCTCGACACCGCCGGCGGCGCGTCGTTCTGGACGAACCTGGGTAAGGGGCAGCCGGAGACGCTGCTGGGCGCGCCGATCTACGAGTCGACCACCATGGCCTCGGCGCTGACGTCGGGGAACTTGCTCGCGGTGATGGGTGACTTCGGCCAGTTCTTCATCGTGGACCGCGTCGGCGTCTCCCTGATCTACGAGCCGCTGGTGAAGGGCTCGGGTTCGCAGCTCCCGTCGGGTCAGGCGGGCTGGTTCATGTTCTGGCGGACCGGTTCCACGGTCGCGGTCGTGAACGGGTTCCGCGTCATGAAGGGCGCCTAGCCCGTACCGGGACGTGTGGGCCCGGGGCTTCCGGCCTCCGGGGACCTGGGGAAAAGCCCCGGGCCCGCACACACCACAAGAACGAGAAGGGGTGTGGCTGGATGGCGGCTAACTACGCGACCGTCGGCTACTGCGTGACGGTGTCCGGCGCGAACATCACCATCCTCCCGGGGGAAACCCGTGACAGCGTGTCGGATGCGGCGCTGATCGCGACGTGGTCGGCGAACTGGACGACAACCGCCCCGACCGCCACGTCCGTGGGGCCGTTGCAGGCGGGGTGGCTGACGGCCTACCCGAGAGGAACGATCTCCTAGATGGCGATGCAACTGCAGGAAAACATCGTCGGCGAACTCGACGACGGAACCGGTTTCGCCTTCACCAAAGGCCAGGTCCTCCCGGACTCGCACGAGCTGGTGAAACGCGACGCCGCGGCGTCGGGGATGCTGTTCAAGCCGCTGAACGTCGACGGCGACGAGCCGCCGAAAACCCGCGGCGGCCGGAAGGCGGCTAGCTGATGCCGACGCAGCCCGGGTACAAGATCTGGGAGACCGCGACGCCGCTGACCACCGCCGCGTCGCCGCTGGTGACCGGCTGGTTCGACACCACCGGCTACACGACGCTGCAGGTCACCGCAGTGATCGCGAACTCGACCGGGACTACCACGTTCACCGTCGAAGGGTCGTTCGACGGGTCGACGCTGGACGCGACGATGACCTACACGGCGACGGTCACCGCATCCACGCCGGCGGCGGGGACGCAGTACGCGGTGCAGCACACGTTCGTCAGGTTCCGCATCGTCCAGGCGACCGCGAACGCGACCACCACCACGTTTTACATCCAGTCGAGGGCGTGAGATATGGCTGACGTACACGGCTCACCCGCCGCCGAGGCGCAGAACCCGCAGGCCACCTCGCCGGGGACGGCGCCGGTCCCCTACGCCGGCGCGGACCAGTCGCCCGAGCCACCGGACTACGGCCCACCGGGCATGGGCCTGGGCGACGCCGCCGGGGAGGTCATGTCCGGCGTCCACGGCCCGACGGTCGTCGAGTCCGCCGCGGCGCATGACATGGCCGCCGGCGTCGCCGACGCGCCCTACTACCAGGGCCCGGAGGTGTCGATCTACACCGCCGGTGACAGTGTGGGGAACCGCGACGACGTCGCCCCGTCGGTGGCTGGGGCGGTGCAGGCGGCGACCGGCCGCTGGCAGGCGCTCCACTTCGACGTCCTCCCCGCCGGGAGCATCTACGGCGACCTGATGATCCTGCCGCCCGATCCGCTGGACCCGGGGGTGGGCAGCCTGGGCACGACCGACCCCGCCGGCGCCTTCTACGACCCACCGAGGGAGTACACCTGACATGGCCGGGAACCCGTACCTGCAGAACCTCGACCCCATGGGCGTCCCGAGCCCCATCACCCCCGCCGACGGGCCGGGTGACGCCGCCGGGTGGGCGATGGTCACCCCCCACGGGCAGGGCACCGCGCCGTACGACATCCAGTTCCTGGGCGGTATCGAGGAGGCGATCACCGCCGGCGTGGACGCCGCCACCGCGGTCGCCGGGGCGGGGGTGCTGTACGGCATGGGACCGCGGCAGGCCGCCGCGCGGGAGATGCTGGACTCGCCGCAGGGTTTCAACGCCGGCGGCGGCCTGTCCGGGTACGACATCACACAGGGCTGGTCGGGTGAGCCCGACGAGTCGTGGGACAACCTGCCGCAGCCCGCCGCGCTGCTGGACACACCGATCCAGGGGCAGATGGGCACCTACCCCGCCAGCACCTCCACCATCCAGGAGGGGCTGCAGAAGTACGGCACCACCTGAGTTGCTGACGCGTCTCCTTGGCACCGACGGCGGCGCCTTCTACAACTTCTACTCCGGCATCTTCGGGGTCCTGGTCATCACCGCCGGCCTCCTCGCTAACGCGTACGTGACCGCACGCAGGCATAACTGCCACCAGGTCGGCTGCTGGCGCGTCGGCCGCTACCCCGTCCAGGGCACATCGTGGACGGCGTGCCGGCGGCATCATCCGGCGCCGCCGCAGCGCAGGCAGCGGTTCTACCTGGGGGAGCGGCCAGGCCGTGGCTGACGCTGTCATCGGGTACGTCCACCCGGGGTGGGTGCGCGCGGAGTTCGCGGCGTCCCTGCTGGCCGTATGCATGGAGGGTGAGACGCGGATCCGCGGCGTCGTCGCCCTCGAATCCGGGCCGAACATCTCCACGGCGCGCAACCGGCTCGCCCGGAATTTCCTCGGCGACGCGCACGCGCCGTGGCTGTTCATGTGCGACACCGACATGTGGTTCGGCTCGTCCACGGTGGACCGGCTGATCGCCGCCGCGCACCCCGTGGAACGCCCCGTGGTGGGTGGCCTGTGCTGGCAGCTCGAGGGTGGCAAGCGGTACCCGACGATGTACGAGCTCGGCCAGGGCGCGGGGGGTGAGTTGCGGTTCACCCGCCCCACCACCTGGCCGGACGACGCTACGGTCCGCGTGTCGGGGACGGGCGCGGCGGCGCTGCTGATCCACCGCGACGCCCTCACGGCGGTGGAGAAAACCGCGGGGGATCCGGCGGCGCCGTGGTTCCGCGAATCGGCGGTCGGCGCGGCGATGTCGCTGATGGGTGAGGACCTGACGTTCTGCCTCCGCTGCGCCGCCGCTGGTGTGCCGGTGCATGTCGCGACCGGGGTGAAGGTGGGGCACATGAAGACGCAGATGGTCATCTGACATGCCCGTAGTCGTCCGCGGTGTCACCCAGGCGGGTAACGGCTCGACGACCTCGGTGAGTTCGCTGGCGGTCAGCTCGCCGGGTGGGACGATCGCCGGGGATCTGCTGCTGCTGTGCGCGGGGTGGCAGACGTCCACGGTCACCATCACCACCCCCACCGGGTGGACGCAGCTTTCCGCCGGGGGGCAGGGGAACGGGAACAACCAGGTCGCGCTCTATGGCCGGATGGCGGACGGCACGGGCACCGACTCGCCGACCGTCGCCCTGTCCGGGGTGGCGCAGCTGATCCTCGCCATGGCCGGGTTCGGCGGCTACAACGGGACCGCCCCCGGGTCGCTGACCGTCGCGAACGTCCACGTCACCTCAGCGGGGACCGCGCCCGCGTTCCCGGCGATCACACCGGTCACCGCCAGCGACGTCCTCGTCTACATCGGCGGGATGCGCCCGTCGGCGACGAACGTCACAGCCGCGCTCACCGCGCTCCCCGCGGGTGGCACCGGCGCCGCGGTCGTCTCCCAGGAAGACGTCTGCACCGGGTTCACGTCGGGCGGCAAGGTCAACGCGGAGGCCGCGGTCTTGACGCAGCAGCTGACCGCCGCGACCGCGATCAGCCAGGAAACCGGCACCGCCTCCGCGTCCTCGACGTCGAACTTTTACGCGGTGATGGTGTCCCCGGCGCTGTTCACCGTCGGTACTCTCACCGCCGCCGGCGCAGCCGTCAACGCCCTGACGGCGTCTGATCAGAGAGCAGGAGGGCCCAGCTGATGGCGCGTTACCCGCTGGGCCAGCCGATCCGCGTCTCCACCACCGTCACCGACCCCACCGGGACATTGGTCAACGCGACCACTTTGACGCTGGTGGTGAAGCTCGCGCAGGCCGATGGGACGACCACCACCACCGGGACCTACGCCTCCCCCGTCAACGACTCGACCGGGAAATACCATCAGGACGTCCCCGCGTCCGACCTGACCGGCCTTGGGCATTACCAGTATGCGTGGACCGCGACCGGCACCGGCGCCGGCGTCAGCTTCGGCGACTTCGACGTCTTCGACCCCTACGAGCCTGCGCTGCTGCCGCTGCAAGACGCGAAAGACATGCTCAACATCGCGCAGACGGTCACCACGTACGACGCGGAGCTGCAGGCGTTCATCGCCACCACCGAAACATCCATCGAGGGGATGACCGGCGGCCCCATCATCAACCGGTCCATCGCCGAGCGGGCGCAGCTCGACGGCACCTACACCGTTCTGCAGGTGCGGCAGCGGCCTCTCGTCTCCGTCACCTCCATCGTCAGTGTGGCGTCCGGGCTGCCGATCGACATCTCCTCCGGCCTCGACATCGACCCCAACGCCGGCACCATCCGGCGGAAACTCGGATACCCGTTCTACGGCCCCTACTTCACCTGGCTGCCCGCCATGACCGTCACCTACGTCGCCGGGTGGGGCACCGCCGCGCCCGCGGCGTTCAACCTCGCCGCGCGGATCATCGTCCAGCACCTGTGGGAAACGCAGCACGGCCCCGCCGCCCGCCCGTCGATGGGCGGGATGGACATGGTCCAGCCGCAAGGGTTCGGGTTCGCGATCCCCAACCGCGCCGCCGAGCTCCTCGACGGCAGCCTCAATGGGATGCCGTTCCGCTTCGAGGCGTTCGTATGACGGTCACGTCGCGGCTGCCGGCGCTCATCACCTACCTGGTGAACCTGTTCACCACCGACCCCACCCTCGGCGCCGCGACGCCCCCGGTCACCGTCTACGACGGCCCCCCCACCACCAGCCTCGACGCCCCCCTGAAGCTGTACGTCGGCCTCGCCGACCCCGACAACCCGGGCGTGGACCCGGCGGGGGACGCGCAGCAGCAGTGGGCCGCCTTGGGGCGCCGCGGCCGTGACGAGCTCGTGACCATCCACTGCTGCGCCGAAGCCTGGTCCGGCGACGACTCCATCGCGAATGTGCGGACATCGGTGATGGGGATCGTCGCCGCCGTCGAAACCCTGATGCAGGCCGACACGACACAGTTCGGGGGGAACACGCTGTTCCCCGACCCCGGGATCACCGGGATCGTCCTGTCGCAGAACAACACGACGACCGGCGCCATCGCCCGCGCCGGGTTTGACCTCGTCTTTAAGAACCGGATCGGCGGCTAGGAAAGGGAATCGATGTCGCAGGTGAAGAACATCTCCGGCGGTCCGCTGGACGTGCCGCTCCTCGGCCGCATCGTGGACGACGGGGAAACCGTCGAGGTCCCCGACGTTCAGGACGACGGCGTCTCGCCGATCGTGTGGCCGCCGAACCGGTGGGAACCGGTGACAAACACGAAGAGTGCCGCGAAAACCAGCGACTCCGCGGGAAAGGCTGAGTAGATGCCCACCTACGCATCCGGTCTGTCCGGGCAGGTCGGCGCGGTCGCCGCCCCCTCCTACGGCGACTCCGCGACCGCCGTCACCCACTTCTACGAGTTCCTGTCGGAAAACTTCGCCTACAACCCGACATGGCTCGACGGCATGGGCCTGAAGGCCGGGCAGGCGTACAACCGGTCCACCCGGACGGTGGTGTCGCAGTTCGACGTGAACGGCGACCTGACGATGGAACACACCATCGGCTCCGCCGCGAACACGGTCGCCGACTCGATGGGGTTTTGGTGGAAGTTCGCCCTCGGGTCCACGGTGACGACGCCGACGCTGGTGCTGGGGACGGCGTACAAGCAGAACCACACTAACGGCTCCAAAGCCGGGCAGTACCTGACGGTCCAGGTCGGCCGTCCGCAGATCTCCGGCACCACGGTGCAGCCGTTCACCTACACGGGCGTGAAGATCACCGACTGGGAGTTCTCCTGCAACGACAACCAGATCGCCCAGCTGAAATGCACGTGCGACGGGCAGACCGAACTCACCTCCGTCGGCCTCGCCGCCGCCTCCTACCCGACGCCGAACGGGCTGTTCGCGTTCAGCGACGCGTCGGTGATGACGATCGGCGGGACTGCGTCCACCTCCGGGGGTGAGACGACCGTCGCGTCCGGCGTGGCGATCGGCTCCCGCGTCACCGGCATGACGATCACCGGGTCGACGCCGATGAAGGTCGACCGGTACGGTCTCGGCAACTCGGGTTTGAAGGGGGAGCCGATTGAGAACGCGATCCCGACGATCACCGGCACCCTCAACACCGAGTTCTTCTCCCGCACCGAGCTGTACGACGTGTTCAAAACCGCAGGCACGACCGTCCTGGACATCGAGTTCACCAAGTTCGACTCCGCCGGCAACGACGCGAACGGCGTCGCGTCCGGCCCCAACCCCTACCGGCTGTCCTTCATCCTCCCGGCGGTGAAGTTCAAGACCGGCGCCGTGAACATCACCTCGCCGGATGTGATCCCGCAGACCATCGGATTCCAGGCCTACGACGACGGGTCCGGCACCAACCCCGTCATCCAGGTCAAGCTCGTGTCCAAGGAGAGCTCGGCGATCTGAATGGCTAAGGCGACGGTCCGCATGGACCTGCGCCCCGCCGGCGCATCCCTCAAAGTCGTCGCCCGGGACCTGCGCAGGATGGACGGCCGGCAGGTGAAAGACATCTTCAAACGGCGCCTCACCGACGCCGGCCGCCCCTACCCCGCCCGGGTCCGCGCATCCGTCCTCGCCATCCCCACCAAACCGGACGGGAAGCACACCGGGCTGCGCGCCCGCATCGCCCAGTGCGTCGAGCTCTCATCGGGGACGGACAGCAAGTCGGCGTATGTGTCGGTGTGGGTGAACCCATTCCGCATGGTCCCCGATTACAAGACGCTCCCCCTGTACATGGAGGGCGTCAAAGAATCCCGCGCCCGGAACTATTCGCGGTGGCGGCACCCCATCTACGGCGACCGGGAACGCTGGGCCACCCAGCCCGCGCACCCGTACTTCTACCAGGCCGCATCCCCACTCGGCCGCGCTAGCGGGGACGCCATGCGGCTCGCGCTCGAAGACATTAGCCGCCAGATCCGCGGGTAGCGGCTGGCGCGATCTCGCGTAGCGAAAGCACTAGCGCTACAGCCCATCCGATTAGCGTCCACCCAAGCAGCAGGTTAACGACAACCACCTGCGACAGCGCAGGCACATGCCGCCGCCGGCCGATGATCGTGGGCAGCCAGTAGAACGCGATTAGCCCAGCCGCAGCTAGCGCTACCAGCACCCCAATCGCTATCTGCCCGGCGAGCGTATTGCCACCCTCGGCAAGAACGTTCATAAGTTGCTCCCCTCTTTCACCGCAGACGATAACGCCCCGGAGGCCACGTTGCATCTGTCCCGAGACGACATTCTGAAGGCCGAGGATTGCCGGACCCAGGAAGTGGACGTCCCCGAATGGGGCGGCACGGTCCTCGTAAGGGGCATGACCGGCCGCGAACGTGACCAGTTCGAGACCTCCATGCTCGAACGCGGCCGCGGCGGCCGGATGGTCCCAAACACGGCGAACACCAGGGCGAAGGTCGTCGCCCGCTGCGTCGTCGACGAGGACGGCACCCGCCTGTTCACCGACGCCGACGTCGCCGCGCTCGGTGAGAAGTCCGGCGCGGCGATCGACCGGGTGTTTGAGGTGGCGGCGACGCTGTCGGGGCTGGCGGAGCGGGACCGGGAGGAGATGGCGCGGGATTTCAGTCCGGCGGATGGCCCCGGTTCGTCTTCGCCCTAGCCCGCGACCTCCACATGACCGTCGCCCAGCTCCTGGCGGCGGCTGATTCGCGGGAACTCACGGCATGGCAGGAGCTATACCAGATCGAAGCCGCCGAGCACGAGCGGGAACGGCAAAAGGCGCAGGCGAAAGGAGGGGGCTGAGTGGCGTCTATCGAGTACGTCGTCAACGCCGTCGACGACGCCTCCTCCACCTTCTCCAAGATCGCCCTGTCCGCGGACCGGCTGAACGAGGACCTGGACCGCCTGTCGAAACAGATCGCCACACCCACGGTCGAGCTCCAGGACAAGGAATACAACCTGAAAATCGCCGAAGCCGCGGCGAAGATCGACCGGCTGAAGACGAAGATCGCCGACCCGTCGATCGACCTGAAGGGGATGCAGACGGCGCAGCTGCAGGTGATGCGGCTGGATCTGGCGCTGGACCGGCTCTCCCACAAGCATGTGACAGCGACCGTGGACGTGGACACCCGGCGTGGCCTGTTCTCGCGGCTGGGTGGGCTGCTCAGCAGCTGGGTGCGCGCGGCCGGGTCGGCCGCGCGCACGGTCGGCGGCGCCATCGGCAGCATCTTGCAGTCAGTCGGCCCCTACGGCCAGTCGGCGGCCTACGCGGGCGCTGGCACCCTGGCTGCGATCCTCGGGCCCTCGCTGCTCCCCACCCTGATCGGCGGCGGTGTCGGTCTCGGTGGCCTGCTGCTGGCGCAGCCTAAAGGGCTGAAGACAGTCATGGCCGACGTCGTGAACACGCTCAAAACGGCGGTCGCGCCGCTGAAAGGCGCGTTCGGCGACGTCCTCAAAGACTTCGACCAGTTCATCAAATCCGAGGGCCCCGGGCTGCGGGACCTGTTCCGCGCGTCGCTGCCGTTCCTCAACATGTTCGTCAAGGTCCTCGAGCAGGCGGGGAAGATCATCCTGCCTGTGGTCACGGCGTCGCTGAAACAGATGGCGCCGTCGCTGCCGCTGATCACCAAAGGGTTCGTCGCGATCTTCCAGGGCATCGCGGGCATGATTAAGGCGATCGGGCCGCGGGGGATGCAGGACAGCGCGCGGCTGTTCGTGGACCTGTGCAAGACGATGGGCTTCGCGCTGACCGTCCTGGGGAAGGTCATCAACGGGATCGCGGTCACCGTCCAGTACACCGCGCATGCGATCCACCAGCAGTGGGACGAGCTGCGGCACCGGACCGCGGACGCGTTCGACCGGATCCGCCACGACATCGCCACCATCTGGGACACGATCTGGCGGAACACGATCGGCCGGATCCAGCGGGGCGTCGCCGACGCCAACGGGTTCTTCCACCGCCTCCCCGGCCAGGTTGTGGCCGAGCTGATGCGCCTCGGCCAGGACTTGTGGAACCTCGGCTCCTGGGCTCTCAAGAAGATGTGGGACGGCCTCAAATGGGGCGGCGTCCACATTTTCGACTGGCTACGCGGCTTCGCCCACGGCGTCGTCCAGATTTTCAAGGACGTGTGGCACTGGTTCTCCCCGTCCGGCGTCATGTTCCAGGCCGGCGCCGACCTGATGCGCGGCCTCGAGAAGGGCATCCAGTCCCGCGCGCATAAGGCGCAGGCCGCGTTCCAGAGCGCGGTCAAGTTCAACGCCACCGCGGGGGTGCAGCAGTGGGCTGGGGTGGTGAAGCAGGCGCTGGCGATGGAGGGACTGTCGCCGTCGCTCCTGCCCCGGGTCCTGTACCAGATGCAAACCGAATCGGGCGGGAACCCGAACGCGATCAACAACTGGGACATGAACGCCCGCATGGGCGACCCGTCGCGCGGGCTGATGCAAGTCATCGGCACCACGTTCTCCGCCTACCACTGGCCCGGCACCTCCTGGAACATTTACAACCCGCTCGCGAACATCGCCGCCGCCCTGAACTACGCCCGGCACGTGTACGGGCCGGCGCTGATGTCCGGCGGGATGGGCATCGGGTCCGGCCACGGCTACGACACCGGCGGCTGGCTCCCCACCGGCCTATCCCTCGCATACAACGCCACGGGGCGCCCCGAACGGGTCCTCGGCCCCCACGAGATGGGACAGGTCGTCAACATCAACGTCACCGTCCCCGTCTCGGCGAACAAACGGGAGATCGCGCGGGAGATCGCTGACGTACTGCTTCACCACACCAAGGCCGGTGGGCGGCTGTACCCGGCGGGAGTGACCCCGCGGTGACCACGCCGTTGACGGTTGTCCTGCCGCAGCTGATCGCCGAAGCGGCCGTCACCCCCGCCGGGCCCGTCGCCCCGGCGGGGACGCTCCTGCTGGACGACGCGACGAACGGGAAACTCGACACCGCGACCCTCGGCGGCGCCGACGGGTGGGCCGACATCTCCCCCTATGTGGTGTCGTTCACGATCAGCCGCCCGTCGACGCGGCTCGCGGGGCCGCTGTTCCAGTTCCAGCCCGCGACCTGCTCCGCTGTCCTGGACAACTCCGACGGCCGGTTCGACCCCGACAACCTCGCGGGCCCGTACGTTTCCAGTGGCGTCTCCCAGATCCACGCGATGATCCCGTTCCGCCTCCGCGCCGTCTACCAGGGCGTCTCGTACCCGCTGGTGAAAGTTTTCGCTGACTCGTGGGCCGAATCGGCGGTCGACTACGACGCCGGCTACTCCGAATGGACCGTGTCGGGCACCGACGCGTTCAAAATCCTCTCCGGCCTCAACCTCGTCACCGCCGGCCTGGCGGGCGCGGGGGAGGACACGGGGGCGCGGATCAACCGGATCCTGAACCTCGCCGGCTGGTACACCGGCACCGGCGGCGGCGCCCGCGCCATCGACACCGGCGACTCCACCCTCCAGGGCACCACCCTCGGCGACACCGCCCTCAACCTGATGCAGCTCGCCGCCGACTCCGAAATCGGCCAGCTCTATACGAACGGGTCGGGTGCGATCGTGTTCCGCCACCGCCGCGCCCTCGTCACCGACGCCCGCTCGGTCTACCCGGCCGGCGTGTTCGGCGACTCACCCGGCACGGTCAACACCCTGACTGGGCAGAACACCGGTTTCGAGGGCGGCATCGGGACGTGGGTGTCGCCGGGTGGGGGGAACTCGACCCTCGCCGGCACATCCGCGCAGGCGCATACCGGCTCCTCGTCGCTGCAGGTGACGTCCGTCGCCGCAGGGGCGATGCAGGCGTCGTCGTGTGACACGGCGAACATCCTCACCCAGGGCATCGCCTGCTACCCGGGGCAGCAGATATTCGTCTCCGCGTGGTTCCGCGCCGCCGCCACCCCGGAGGCGTGCTCCGCCGGGGCGACGTTTTACGACTCGTTCGGCAGCTTCATCACCGTCGCGTTCGGCCCGGCGGTGACGGACACGACAAGCGGGTGGGTGCAGGCGCCGGGGGTGGTGACCGCGCCGGCGGGGGCGGTGCTGTGCCGCCTGTCGGTGCAGATGGCCTCCCCCGCCGCAGGTGGTGAGGTGCATTACGTCGACGACGCGTTCCTCGCGACCGGGCAGGAACTCGCGTGCGCGACGGTGAGCCGCGCCGACGACGACACGACCATCGCGAACGACATCCAGGCCACCCGCGTCGGCGGGAGCCTGCAGGAAGTGACCGACCCTACGAGCATCAGCACGTACCGGTTCGGCCGCACCTACACCCGCTCTGATCTGATCGTCCAGGACGACCCGACCGCGCTGCAGTGGGCGGGATGGGTGCTGTATGTCGCGAAGAACGCCGAGGACCGGTTCGACTCGGTGACGATCGACCCGGCCGCCGATCCCGACAACCTGTGGCCCCACGTGCTGGGGAGGGAGATCGGCGACCGGGTCACCGTCATCCGGCGCCCACCCCCGACT